ACGGTTGTAGATTGCACCCAGACTTGAATAAACTCAACAAATTGCTCAACGGTGGCATATCTCAAAAACCAAGAGTATTTAAACACAACCGGATCGGCTGTGGATATATAGGTGGGCCGATGTGTGAATATGTCAGGCTCAACATGGCATGAGGGCCAGTAGTGTTTGGCAATTTCATCTGACTCTAGGCAAGTGGTAGCAATACCAAATTGTTTAAAATACCAACCAGCACAATCAACTAGTGTTAGCCTTTTATCAGGCAGATTATTCAGTATCCAATGGTCAGTGCTGTCAAGCACATATCTTTTGCCATGTCGTGTTTGCCGCCATTGTTTTAGATTGGGTCTACTCAGATGATACAATCGCCACTGTTGAACAGCCCTAATAGGTCCTTGGTCCAGATAAGATGTTATAACTTGCATAGTCTGTAACAATCCATTGGGTGCGCGGCAACCATATGATTGCCGTCCACTTGATCAAAAGTATGAAGTCTTGTGAATCGAGGATCACAATACTGCATTAGACAGTCCAACGATTCCTCAATTGTATCAGGCAATATCATGTCAAAATCATGACTGATCACTTCGTAACGATTGACTGCTACATAGGCATAATCAAAGTCTTTCGTAATTTCTTTTACCTTGGTTACCAGCCTTTTAGTGGTCATGCGATGCAGGTGTTGACCAAACAAAATTACACCTTGAGCCCGGCCATCGGTGATGCAAAAATGCTGTTGGCATATCAATTTGAACCTGGTATTGTCTCCCAGCCATTTCCAACAAATAGTATTGTGATTTTTTACAAAATCCAACATTACTTGCTCTTGCGCAAGAATATCTGTGGGCCGTACACCTGCGAATCCACCTAGTTGTTGATCACGCCAACTATTGTAATCAAACACTGCTGTTATCCACTGGTTTTGATTTGTCCCAGCAACGTCTTTAGTTTGGCACTTTGCACGTCGGCAGTGATCTTGGGGGCTTCTAGATCAAAGTCTTCTCGAGGTCGAGCACGTTCCCAGGGCGGGTTACTGGACTCGCCTTCTTCTGCGGATTTGACTTGACTTCGGGCCTTGATTGAATCCATGATGCTGGGTTTGGCACCACCACGGAAGTTGTCCTTCTCGTCTCCGCCCTCATCTGTGATACGCATGGTTTCGATGTTGTATTCCAAGTCAATCTTTTGTCCTACACCTGTTGAACTCCGACTCTTCATACATTGTATTTGATACTTGCCACGCTCTTTCATTGCTCTACTTGTAAAGATACCAAACACGTTGTCTGCTGTGTTAATCTTTGAAATACCACCTGAAATATGCGAGTGATCAAACTCTACTTCTTCCACAGCCGACCGATTCAACTGCGACGCTGTGACCATCAACACAGCCAGTTCTTTGGCCAAGTTACGCAGTTCTTCACTCACATACTTGTCTTTCACAAACAAGTCATTGGGGCTGACTTTTGCACTCACCGGCATCAACAAGTCCAAATAGTCAATCATCACAAAGTCCACTCGCTTGCCTGTTTGAATTTGATATTCTTTCAAATAAGCACGAATGTCGTTGATGTTGCTCTGTGCTGGCAGGCCTTTCACTTGATAGTTGCCGGACTTTTTGGCCACTAGTTTGACCTTGAGTTCAGTTGTGTCCATGTCACGACGGATGTCTTTGGTACTCATGTTGGTCAACATGGCATCAGTACGCAAACTTGTGAGTTCTTCTGAAAGTTCTAGTGTGATATAAACACCACTCAAGCCTTGTTGCAACCAGTTGAGCGCAATGTTCATCATGACCAGACTCTTACCTGAACCAGAACCACCTGCAAAGATATTGAGTTCACCACGCGAAAATCCGCCATACAGCAGTCTGTCCAGTTGTGGCCAACCTGTGCTTACTTGTCCACCCGAGTTGAAGTATTTTTCAATGCGAGACTTAGGATCAGCAAAGTAATCCGTGCCCATGTCTTTGGTAAGTGAAATTTGTACTGCATCTTTGATAAGTTTTTCAACGGGTTCAAACTCGCCCTTCTCCAACAAGTCTGCTGATTTTAAAATAGCACGCTCAAGTTCTTGACGTCGAGTAAATGCTTCAAACTCGCCCATGAACCAGTCAAAGTGACCTTCGTTTAGGTCTGGCACGGGTGCAAGTCGAACACCAGTGGTTGCAGATATTTGTGACCTGTCGGGCATGGTCTTGTGTTTGTCTGAGTGTTCTTTGATAAACTCAGCCGCTGGTCTCAAACTCTTGTCAAAGTTCTGCGGGTTATAGATGTTTTGAACACGCACATAACTTGTTGCGTCTTCCAACATCATCTCTAGAAATAGTCGTTGGACGTCAAGTCCGTATTCTTTTAACAAGTTGTCGTTTCCTTATTTCTATTTTGATCTTACTGGTTTCTCTTGCGGCCATAATAGTTAGCAGGGCTCCCAGTCTGCCCAGTTTTATCACAGCGTCATTGACGTCTTTACATCCTTCTGGCCATTCGGGTATGCTCACTGCCCAGCCCAGTTCCTGAGCACGGTCAATCAGTTCCACACCTGCTGTGTCTTGATCAGGTACCACAGTGACTTCACGTCCAAGACTGCGTATCAATCTTGCTTGACTGTCACTAATGGTATTATGCATCACAGCAAGCCCACCAATTGAAAGTGCATCAAAGATACCTTCCATCACAAGTACATGTTGCCAATCTGAGTGTTGTAAGTCTGTGCCAAACACATATCCCGGTTGTGAGTGATTGATGTACCGTGGCTGTTTGTCATCTAGGAATCTAGCACACCAGCCCACCACCCGATTGTCGTATGTAAAAGGCACCAACACAAATGGTCTGACCCAATGAACTCCATCGTTCTTGATTGCAGTCATTATAGGAAAGTCTTCGGGCACATGACGTTGCCTGATATAGTTCCAGTAGAGAGGATGTTCCGGTGTGACCACTTCTGAAAAAGGCGGAAAGTCATCCGACTCTTCAAACTTGATGTCACTGAGTGTGTTGAATACTCGTTGTCGGTCTTCAATGATGCCGTGTATGCTACGATGACGCAGGCTTTCGAGATTCAGCATGTCAATCTCACTGTCGGGCACACCCATCCATGACAGCAATCTCTTGGCCTTGAAACTCACTGTGCGACCTAGAACAAAACTGGCTGTGTAGGCACAGTTGAAGCAGTGATAACTCCACCCTTGTTCGGTTACCTTGATACCACCACGTCCACGTCGATCCAGGCTGTTGCTATTATGAGTACAACACACCGCATTGAAACTCAGCCAGCCTTGTGGACTGGGTTTTCTTTTCGCAGGCAGGTACTGAAGTATATCAAGCATTGCTACATTGTAGCAGAATCTATGGTAGAAATCAACTTGTTGGCAATCATTTCGTGCCCAATTTCGTTGGGATGGCCACCGGGCATAATCAATTCGCGCTTTTGATTTCCTGGGTGATCACGAAACCACACGGTGGTTGCAAAGCCGGGCCAGATCTCTGTTGGGAGATTCATTTGATTATCAGCCGGCATGATATGAAACTGCATGACGGGTATGTTGCGTCTGGCTGCTATGCCATCAAAGAACATCAGGGTCTGCATGTGATTGAGTCTAGCCAGTTCTGCACAATTGGTCAGGACCAACTGCTGTTTGATCATGGTTCTGAACTCTTCGGGTACAACACTGGATCCATATTCTACCCAGGTAGAGTGTATGAACTTGTTCCAGGGAGGATCATTGGAGTAACTGCGGTGATTGGGATTGTAAAAACTCAGTCGATCCGAATCAGTATGTCCTACCAGCACTAGGCAATCTTCTGGCACAGATTCATGTTCCAGCCACCACTGAAAAGTCCAGATAGAACTCTGCATACTTCCGCCCGGCACACCAAAATTTTCTACGGGTACAGAATAGTGTTTGCCCAGTAATCCTAAAAAGTTATGACTGTTGCGATAGTCATCGTTTTGATGCCAGCATGTGTGTGCGTCAGAATGCTGTTGAATCAGCGCAGGATCCAGCAACTCATCTCCGTACATCCAGGAGTCACCAAACCCTACAATTTTTTTAAATGTCATCTACTAAGTATGTCTACGATAGCGCCGGTTGAAATAACCACCTGAACAGCCTGATTTGGATTGGCCGGTCCGGGCACGTAGCCAGTGCCTCCTTCAATAACATTTATGGCACTTACTATGCCATCGGAGATTTCTGCCTCGGCCACAGCACCTGCACCAAAGCCAATGATTGATACCTTGGGTGGTGCTAGATATCCATTGCCCGAATTAACTACAGTGATGCCTGTGACCACACCATTGGCCACTGTGGCATTGGCTGTGGCCATACTCACAATCTCTGCACCCGAATAACTGTTGATGGCCAAGCGCAACAAGGGATGGTAACCCAACACATTGATATAGTCTTGACCAGTTCTGTTGAGATAGGTGTTGATGTTGCTGACATCGTACCAGATACTTTCGTAATTTTCGGCTGCCTGGGCTTTGACGTTGCCAGTAAAGTGATCCATGGTCAACTGGAAAGTGGTTTGGCTGGCACCGACTGTGGGCACATGACTGGTGTAACGTTCGGGGTTGGGAGTTGTGTTGCCAATACTGGGCGGATTGAGAGCCCAGTCTGGATAGTTGCCAGCATTGACCGGATTTAAATAAATCTCTGGGCCATATATGGTGGGTATGGTCACAGTGTGACTGGGCACAAATTCTGGCAGTACACTATCTTGGATATCCACGTCAGCACGGGCCTGTGCTTGTGCATTAACAAACACTGCTTCTGTCAAATTACCGCTGGTTCTATCTATGGAGTAACTGGCAGGCTCTGTTGGCAATTCTGTAGTTTCTGCTGCCAACAGAGTCACCTTGGCACGACCTGTTACAGAATTGAGTATGACCATGGGCTTTTCCAGCAGTTGAACGTCTCCTGGCAGATTGATCAATCTGAACATGAGATCACTACCGGTGATGTTCACTGGTTTTTGGTCTTGGTTGACAAATTCAAACAAGATCACGTTATCCACGCCCTTGTTGATTGTTAGTTTTTTTGCGTACACTGGTTCCCACCTCCGGACAAACGTATCACCCTCGCCTGAAGTGTCGATTAATAAAATTCTCTGGATCTGTTGATAAATGTAGGCGGTGGTTGAATACATAGTTCCAAATATTTACCTAAAAGTTTACTGTATAAATAAACCGAATGAAACTTATGGGCAGTGACTTATTTCAAAAATTAGCGGAAAAATATCCCTTTATAACCCTGTGCATCTACGCCAGTAACGAGTATGTGGGCATAGTACAAAATCGCGATGATGCTATCACCACCATCTACGACTTTGGGGCTGTGCAAGATACGGAACAAAAACGCAGGTTTATAGATCTGGCCAACACCTGGTGGTGGGAAAGCAATCGTAGCATACCTATCAATATATTCTTGCGCGGGGAATGGGACCTGTTCCGTCCCACACTCAGAACATTTGCCAACAAAGATTTGGAAATTCTGCATGGCCCCATATGCAGTTTGAACGACATTGCTCGCAAAAAGAGCAAAAGAAAGAGTATTACGCTTGTACGTCGGGTTGATTGAGCAAATTCATATGAAGCGCAACCAACATTGCGTAACTTATTGAATGACTCTTTTTAAACACAAATCCTTGACTATCATCTCCGTCCCAAACACCGGCAAATACTTCTGCCCAAGGGCGTGTTTGTAAGTGTGCTTTGCCTGGACGAATGATACTGATAAAAGCCGCCATCCTAGGGATTGAATCTGGTCGCATATTGGCCAGCAAATCTGTATAATTGCCCACGTGTACCAATTGACGTGCCCACTCACAATCAGTCCATAGTCTTTCCCATGGGGGTGTTGTAGACAACATTTGCTCGTAGTGTACAGGATCCTGAACCAATTGGTACACACTCATGTTCAAAAAGTCCAGTTTGAAGTATCCACGCTGTTCAGCAGTTTCATAATCTAGTGCCGCACAGCGATTGACAGGATCCTGTGGTATATTGGTTACATACACACCCGAGTTGTGCTTTCTTCCATTGCTTTGTCGTGCTGGAGTGTGCTGAATCAATTTCAGCACATAATCTCTGTTGGCAAAGTCAATGTCAATGTCTGCGCTCATTCTTGCACCAATGCTGTCACAATACGAACCTGCTCTTGGGCCTTTTCAACTGCCGCAACTGCGTCTGCCACAGCAGGATGGTCTTTGGCCAAGGCCTCAAGTCTTTTTTCTTCTGTCATTTGTCGATGTGCCCATTCTATTGCTGCCTCAGCATCTGGGTTTAGACCTACACTTACATGTGGCATGTTTAGTTCTAACCAACTGCTGCCGTCGTATACTTCCAGGCGCTGACCGCTGGTGTTGAATCGTAAGTTACCAACACCCTGGGCGTGTGGGTTGCCATTTACATAGGTGCTGGCGCTTCCGCCTATCACTTGCATATAACGTCCACTCTGATGAATTGCTTTGATCATGTTACCATCCTGCTTGTTTCAATATTTCTTTGGCATACTCCTGGTCCGCTGGGTAGTTTGCAAACTTACGTTGCCAAGCATCTGAGTCAATGTAGGGCCATATCATGGCCACTTGTTCTGAACTCAGTTCACTCAAGAACCGTTGTCCTGATTCTGAATTGTATATCACCCAAGGTGAAATACGTCCGGCTGTGACAGCATAGCACAAGGCATTGGTGTTGCCATAACGCATCCAGTCATGTGCGGGGTTGCCTGTTTCCTCTGCCCATCTCATGCTGTATTCTACTGCTCGAGCCAAGGCATCCGCCACTGCTTCCACACGCAGATATTCCACAAGATACTCTGTATAGATGTTGTCACTGCACCAGTGATCAATTTTCTTTTGTGCCTTTAGCAACCAGGTCATGAAACGTTCAGGTGCTACCACACGGGTGTTGACACAATAGTTTCCAAATTTCACAAACGCTCGGTAGTAGGGCGAGTCGCAAAAGTCATCGTGCGTTTTGTTCTTTGCTGAGCCTTGCATGGTTTCGTAGAACCGGATATAGGCCTGGAACCCCATGCGCACACCTGCTTCATCTCGTGCTAGACGTCTACGCTTGGGTTCACATGCATGAACTGCTATGCTAGTTTCTCTAGCAAATGTTTTCTTACAATACTCGCACGTGAATGTCATTTCTTATCATTACCTGCTTGCTTATTGTATTCGTCTATTTCTCGTTGTGTGGTTATCTGCGCCATGACATCTATTTCGTCATCTTTGTAGTCTGGATACATGGTCACAAGTGCTTTGCGTTTGGCACTGAGTCCGGATTCTTTTTTGCGTGGTGCAATCCACGGATGTCTTGGTGTGCCCAGTCCTGGGCTCACACTTGTGGCCATGAGCCATTGCAGTTGCGGATGTTTGGCCACATCAAAGAAGTGCTTGTTCAATCGCTCGTTACAACTGATAACATAAAACTCTTGTAGATCACGTGATCCTTCTACTGACGAACCCCAACGTATCATGAGATAGTTTGAAAACTTTTTCTTTTCTTCTGGGGTCAAGTCGTCATAGAATGATCTGACCTTGCGGTCAAACATACGCATCTCGTTGGCAATGTTTAGTTTATCGCTCATCAGTTTTACTCAATTGATAGATCATTATAGCACGTTCCAGTGCATCTTGTAAAGTGGGATTGGTCCGTGCCTCGCGCCGAATATTGCCCCACAGTCGATCTTCCCGGATATGATCATGCAAGGGTCTACCATCTGGAGTTCTTGAGTCGTAGTCTATCCGGTGTCCTGTTATAGGATCGTACTCGCGACCACTTTCATACCCCACCACCTTTCGTGTGCTGGGATCGGCGCCAAACTCTCGAGCATAGATTATACCATCAGCACGTTCGTAGATATACTTGGTGTCTGGCTTGAGTGCTCCCATTACCAGGCCCGGTTGTAGTCCACTATCTCGCAGTTGCGACTGACGTCTTTCACAAAGTACACACAGTCTGGAGTCGCACTGTCATCTATGGGCACACACAACATTTGACCGTTCTTGAGTTTGGGTGCATACCATGCCACTTCTTGATATACATCCACAATCTCTATGTTAGGGAAGGAGGGGCGGAAACTGCTCAGTGGATTGAATTGGAACGCTCGGAATCCACGATCATTGATTGATGTCAGTGGCAACATTTCCAAATCGCCCACATCCGGCTCACCAATTAGTATTTGCCAGTCCACAGGCATTCGTATTCTATTGGTGCCTATCTGCAATATCAAGGCAGGTGCATTGAAACTTTCCAAAAAGATCAGTGGAATATAGTGATAGTCTGGATTGGCAGGATCAGAGTTGTCTAATATTGCAAATCTCATGTCTTCTACCTGTTCAGGCAGATGATCTAGATCGTAAGGAGCGTTGTCGAGTGTTAGTATGCGCATGTTTAGATAATACAGGATTTATATTGAAAAGTCAAGCAATTTTCATCCACTCAAGTTTTTCTGAACTGAATGGATAGTTGGCTTCTCGATAAAAAGTTTTGCGTTTGGTTAGGTGCCGCTTGGCGAACTTGCAGGTTGAGGTGATGTCCCATATTTGCACATGATCTTTGTCTTCGGCTTTTCTTATGCCGCGTCCAATGCTCTGGATAACACGGACAAAACTTTTGCCGGGTTCAATAAGAACCAAATTAAAAATCCTAGGGATATTAATACCCACAGCGGCAACACCATAGGTAGCCACAATAATCTTATCAGTGCTGTCTGCAACTTCATCATATTCGTCTTGTCTGTCTTTTGCTTTGGTTGCACCTGACACAAACACAGCACGATCGCCCAAGCGTTCTACTAGAGCATGTCCTGCTGCCACCCGGTCCACAAGCACCAAGGTGTTGCCTGTTTCATTTACTTTTCTTATGAGTTCGGCCATGGTATCCAATCGGCCTGGCTCTTCCAGCAGGTACTTTAGTTCTGCTTGATATTCTGCATACTCCACATGATCCACCAACTGCACAATGTTCACATGACAGTTGGCCAATACACCTTGCTGTTGCAGTTCATTGGCACTGAGCCTGCCAATGACAGGACCAAGGCTGACCAACAGGGCTTGGCTTTCAAACTTCTCTTTGGGTATGGTTCCGGTCAAACCCCAGCGAATTGGCACTCTTGACATTACGCTTGTGAGCAAGGTTTTGAGTGCATCTGCTTTGGCCATGTGTACTTCGTCCACAATAACACATACCACGCCTTCCAAGAACTCGCCAATGGTCACTTCGCCTGTGCCGGCTTTGGTATTCTTCAACAACACATTCAAACTCTGCCAAGTGCAAATTGTATGTTGGCGCCCATATTCTTTTCTATCGCCAAAGAACACGCCCACATCCTGTTGCATGTTGATGTAGTCTTTTTCTGTCTGTGTCACAAGACTCTTGTTGGGCACAATCACAATTGATCGTCCATACGGTGCCACAGCATTTGACAGGGCCGCTGTCATGATGGTCTTGCCTGCACCAGTGGCCACTTCTTGCAGGCACTGTGGATTGGCTAGAAAGTTGTTGACAATTTCCACTTGGTAGTCCCGCATGACAATGGGTTGACCAACAGCAGGGTGACCTTTGGGCCACTTGATATGTGCAAATGAATCTTCACGCACTTGTTCAAATGCAAATGTAGTTGAGTACTCTCTTTGGTCATCCAGTTCAATATCATAATCAAACTTCTCCAGTATGGGAATGATTTCAGGCAAAAGATTAGTGTATGTGCTGCCACCCATTTGGAAATAACTGACCTTGCCATCCCAACGTCCTAGTCGCACTGCCGGCAGATACCTAGCATAAGGTACGTCATATTTGAAAGCCGTGACCAAGGCCTTGCGTACATCTAGATCTAGGCCTTCTAGTCGGATGTTGACTTCATCACGTATGATAATGGTTGCTTTTTTCACAGAAGTTTTGTAGTTAATAACATGCTAGTATTACATAATTGTCTGGCTGTGTCAAGTTTTTGTTCATGATCGCCCTGGCTGTGGCCAATTGCTCAAGTCCTTCAACGTTGCCCAATGGCACTTGAGTATATGTCATTGCTATATTGTGTTGAGCACAATAGGCCACAAACTCACTAGGATATTCTTGAACATAAGGTTTGACCAAATTGATAGATATTGCAGGTCCAAAATGTTTCCATTGATTCAACTCATGATCATTGGGACTCAATTCAAAGTTAATGAATTTTTCCCATGAACTCCTGCCATGGTCAATATAATCAAGCATGACATTAAAAACTCCCATTGGGAAGGACTGTCCAAAAAACGGATTGGGCTGTTGCCAATAATCTATGCCTCTCAGTCTGTATCTAAAGGAATTTTCCAACACATGAATCTGTCTATTAAGTGCATGATAGGATTCAAAAAGGTGCGAGTCAACTTTGTACAACAATGTGTCAATGCCCGGATATGTTTGATCTATGCCGATCCATTCTTTATGCAATTGATTTAATTGACGTTGATCAAAAAAATTATTTGGTTTACCTATCTCATTTGTTTTTAATTTTTTAAATATGACATTGAGATTGTCAAGATTTTTCTGAATTTCTTGAATCATAGGATCAACTGATCTTGATTGATGCTCTTCTCGAAAACTGTTATTTCTAAATTGAGTTTGATGTTCAATACATTTTGTCACGTACCATTCTGCCAGTTCAGGATGGGTAGCAACAATATCAAAATAGTCTCCAGTTTTGGTCCAGGCAAGTTTGAGTTTCATAGTAGTTAGTAGTATATACTTATTGCGTTAACAAGTCAAAAAAACAGGTACCTTTTTAAGGGTACCTGTTGCAAAAGGATCGCCGGGCTAGTAAGAGTTAGCGATCCCGATCTGGAGTATCACACTAAATCTTGCGTACAACATATCCTTCGATTCGATAGTATTCTACTTCTTCTACATCGTTGGTTGTAAACAACAAAAAGTCACCATCATAAATTTCATACATCAGTAGGTTTCCTTTACAATATCAAATTGATCTGCGGGCCATTTGGCTCGGAACTCTTCGCTCCGGACATAGTCGTTGTAGCCTTTGGCGTCAAAGAATGTTTTGCGAAAAACACTTTGGAGTTGGCCTTTGGGAGTTACTGTTAGGTAAACCGATTTTGCTTTGCCTGCCATTTCAATCTCCCAAAAACAAAATTACAAACGATAAGAACAGTGCCCACCCTAGGTGTCCTAGCATCAATAACATGAGTACACCAATCCAGGCCATATCAGACTCCTAAGAACATGTTAACAAGTTCTGAATTGATCAGAACTTGTGATGGTAATTGTACCAAGGTGGGTGAGGTTTGTTTCTCCAACCTTGAAGCACCCAGTATCTGGATAACATACATATATCGTTTTGCCCTTGATTGCAAAAACCTCACCCACCTCATCTTTGTGTATTTTACCGTTTTTAATTATGGTATCATATGCACGTTTGTCGGTAGTTTCCATTACCTTGTCGCCAATTTTAAATCCCACATTGCCTGGCAAGTTTAGTTGTCGCAACCTAAATCGTTTCATTATGGCACTTGCCACATCAGGGTGTCCCATTATTTCTGCAATCTCTGCACAGTCTTGAGCAGTCAGGTACACAGTCCGACGACCATTGCCTTCCTTGTAGTCATCGTTTTTGTATGTGTAGGCCCAGGTTTCTGCCTCGTATGTAATGTGGTCATACCAACCGTCAACTGATGTATAACTCATTTAGATTCCTTTTGTGTGTTAATAAGACTACAGTTTAGCAAATTAGAAATTACTAGTCAACTGTAAAAAGTAACCCTGTGCTAGACAGGGTTATCTTACACAATCAGGCACTCTTCATACAAGTGGTCTCTGCCAAACGCTTCCAGTTCAGCACTGACATCTTGCGCAAGTCTGCAATCTTGAGAGCCATACGCAAACTCAATTCACGCAAACGATCTTTGTTGGTGTGCATAAAGTCAATGATGTCGTCTTGCACGGCTTCATCAAAATCATAGTCTGCAAACAACACACCATCTTTGGCAATCTGTTTGATACGCAACAATTTGTCACGCTGTGAGTCAAGTGTCAAGTCCAGATAGTGACAACGGCTTTGGAGTGCATCCAAGTGGTCACGCAATTTTTGCGACTTCATTTGATCAAACTTCAAGTTGGTAATGAAAATAACACTACCTTTGAACTCGAAACGATCTGGGATGCCTTCACGACGCAGGGCACTGGACTCCGACAACCATGAAATGGTACGTTTCTTGCCAGAGTCTAATGCGCCCTTCAGCAAGTTAAGAGCCACGTCATCCAGCAAAATGCTATCACAGTCATCAAATACTAATACGCAATTGGCATCAGAATATTTGTAAAGTGTTTGGAACAGGCCAATAGGAGTGGCTGAGCCTTTGACAACTTCTGCGCGAAGTTTCTTGCCGGAGATCTTGTCAAACAAGCAGGCCTTTTCAATTTCTTGTTCCACACCAAAGGATTTACCAACCCCAGGAGGACCACTCACAATCATGGCACGGATGTCACCGGCTGTGGCAGCCTTGGTCATTTCTGTAAGAATGTCAAAACGTTCACGGATACGTGTCATTGCATCCTCGTCACTCTCGGTAACTGGAACAGATTTTTCAAAGTGTATGGTGTTGGGTTGTGTCATGCCGTTAGTATACTCGATGTCTGAGATGTTGTCAACTGAGATACGGATCGTATCAGGGCAGTTAGGAAAGGCACCGCCATTTTTCACAGTGACAAAGTTACCTTTGGCACCTGTTTGGAAACCGCTCACAAGAACAAACTCTTGATTACGGACGGGTCGGTTACGGTATGTACCGTTTACTACTCGAATTGCACTCATGGTTACTAGCCCTTTTGTGTGTTACTAAGTCTATATTATAGTGGATTTTGGATTATTGGTCAACTACGCTAAAAGTATTACTTTTTGGCGATTTCGTCAACTTTTTGATTGTATTCCAAGCGGCTCAGCACCACTTGATACATGCAATAGATCAAAAATGTAATACTTCCTACTGACAGAATTTTGGCAATTTCACTGGCAGTTAGGCCTGCTAACAAAAGTTGTAGTCCGATTGATACGGACACTATCACGGCAAGAATTCCTGCTGTCTGTAATGCGGCTTTGATCTTGATATTCATTTTGGGTTCCTTTTTTGTTTGTATGCCACTATTGTAGCAAATTTACAATTGCTGGTCAAGTGTCAAAGAAAAACCCTGCACAGGGCAGGGTTATTGCAAAAGTAGTATTTTTAATTGATAATACTTTGGGTTTAGTTTTTAAACACTATAGTAAGTCATGGCCACTTGGTAGGCCACTGACTCATTGTCCATAATCGGCAAGGATCCAGAACCGGTATTAACATTATCTGAGAAATTAAATCTGTCTAAGGGATCTGCTGGCTCTGGAGTCCAAACTGGCTGATTGGCATACCTTACTGGAGCAAATTGGCCGACACTTCCTGGCCCCATTTTGTATGCAGGAGGAGAAATTTCAATATTTTCGGCATAGATTGCACTGTAGTTTGTTAGAGTTGACTGTAGACAAATGTCACCTCCCGAAACTGCTATCCCAATGTCGACTGGAGTTGTATATTGACCGTATTGATTAGCAGTGCCTGGTGGTATAGGCTGATCGGCTACATCTAGATCAAATTCAACCAAACCAAATGGCTCAGTATAGTAATGAACATCTCCTGGAACAATAGGATTCATTGTTTGTGCCAATGCACCAGAAAATACTTGTGTGCCACCAGCGGTGACTGTCACCTGCGCCGATAATCCGTCATCTGCGGCCACTTGAAATAGCATTCGAACTTGTTTTGTACCCATAATTGGTAACTCCTTTTGATTTATTTATGTTAAACTTGAATATCTTCCATTCCTGCGGTTCTTAGGCGCACCACATGACCCATTTGCCACTGTTTGGTATCTAGGCCTTTGAGAATACCCAGCCAGCGATTGCGCAAATAGGCCACCTCATTTATGATGGTTTCGTAGTCAATCACTTCATCCTCGCCATCTGTGTACTTTTCAGCGTCTCTTGAGGTCAGCGCACGAGCATAGTTTTCCATGTATTTTTGGAAATGTTTCCTACGTATTTTGCGTAGTTGAATATTGAGATAGTTTAACACCGCTTCAATCTCTTGCAGTTGATTGAAACGGTGCTCGGTAATGCCGGGCAGGGCTGTGATATTCTTTTCAACTATGCCGTAGATTTTGCAGTCCTTTTTGGCATCATCAAGTTCACGCTCGTAGTGACTTATAAAGTCTGGAATAGCGCCTAAACTGGCAACTACGCGGCTATACCACATCAGTTTTCCCAGTCTTCGTCTTCGTCGTAATCCTCGTCTTCAGGCTCTTCTTCATCATCTTCTACATAATCCTTGTCATTATCAAGATATGCAGTCAATGCACGTTTGATATCGGAGTCGCCTTTGAAGGCGTCACGGATGTCTTCTACATCCGAATCATTATCCATCAAGATTTGAATCACAGTTTCAGCGGCTTCGGCACGATCCACTGTGTTTACAAAACGCTTGAGTTCTCCCCAAATTTCACTGGCTATTGCTTCACTCATCAGTTGTTTCCTCCGGAGTACTTACCTCTGCTTTCTGATTTCCAAAGTCTGCCATGACCCGGTCCAAACATCCGTCATCATTCTTTTCCCAGGCTTTGCGAAACTTCTTGATCACTTCGCCGTCACTTGTGGTAAACACCAGACTGTTGCCTTCGCGCTTGAGCATTTCTTTCTTTTCAATCAAGTCAACCAAGCCCGAGTATGGACTCATGCCTGTTGTGTAGGGGATCTTGACCTGCACACCTTCAAAAGGTTTGGCATAGCGTGTTTTCATGACTTTGCAGCCGGCACGGATACCGTTTACGTCTGACACTTTGTTGCCATCCTCGTCTTCTTTGAGTTTCATTTTCTTCATGGCGACCACAATACTTGATGCATAGATAAAACCTTGGCCTCCGGAAATCTTGTCATCCGGATCAAACATGTCTTGGCTGGCGTATGTGTGGTTGGTACAAACCAGGCCCACGTTGTAACTTCCAAACATGTTGACACAGTTACGAACCAAGGCAGTGAGTGCTTTGGGTTTGCGCCCAAGATCGCCCTTCATTTCGCCTGCATCAAACTGGTTGACGTCTGTGGGTGTCAACAACATACCCAATGAGTCAATCACAAACATGACCTTGGGACGCTCACCTTCGGGCAAGGCCTTGTAGTCGCTCATGAATGTGGAGATGGTCTTGGCCACATCGTCAATCATGGCCATACTCAACTTGAGTAATTTGCTTTCACTAGTATCAACTCCAAGTGCTTTGAGCCAGTCTTCGTCCAGTGCGTTTTCTGAGTCGATCAGCACCACAAAGATGCCTTGTGTTTGTGCGTTCTTGATAATGTTGCCTGAACAGATATAACTTTTGCCTGCACCAGAATCACCAGCAAACACCGTGACCTTGCCCAGGGGAATGCCACGGTTGAAGTCTCCTGATATCAAGTAGTTCAAGGCATAGTTGCCTGTGGAAATCCAATCAGTTGGATCGTTAAAGCCAATTGACAGGCCGTCAATGCTCTTGGTAATTTCCTTGCGGAACTTGCTTACGTCAAATGGTTTTCCCATGGTCTATGTCCTTATAAAAATCTTTAAAAATTAGCCTACTGTCCTGACCTCTACGCTGATCCATTTCAGATATCTTGTCAACTGATAGTTGAATATTTTTCTCAAATGGAAGATCAATGTAGTGTAGCATATTTTGATAACTGTCTTCAAGTAGGTAACCAGGCTTTTGGTTGATTCTGTCCTGCAATTTGCTCTTTACAGAGTTTAACACATTGCCGGGCAGATGTCTAATGTTTAGGTGGTCTGGGCCCAGCAATGCTCCTATTACAAAACTGTTGTGGTGAAATCCCTGCTGTTTCAAAAAGTCCACACAGTCAAATATGCTGTTGTAGTTCAACAAGAAGTGCAACATGTTGAATGATATCTTGTGCCCCAACTGTTTGATCGTGGCAAGATTATCCAGGAAGTCAGTCCAGGATCCGCCATAGCGAATGTATTCAAATTCTTCGCCCATGGTCTCCACGCTCACAGTCCAGTGTACGTTTGGAAATTCACACACAGCCTCGAACACTCGAGTATCAACTTTGCTTAGATTGGTGTTTATCCGGATGGAGGTACTGGGATCCAATTTCTCCAACAGCAGGAGATTTTCTTTCATCAACAGCGGCTCACCACCTGCAAGATACACATGTTGCAGTTGACCAGCATGATCATAGATGTAATTTTTAAAATCAGTCACCTGTTGCTGTGATGGCACAGCATGACGAATCTTCAATTCATCACTCCATTTGCTACTAAATTCCGGATTGCAGTAAACACAAGCAAAATTACACAGATTAGACCAACGCACATCAATGGCTTGTAGATCAAAACGACCCACTT